CACCGGCACCTACTTGTACTGGACCACCTTCTGGGATCCCTTCACCGGAGCCGAGTCGGCGCTGAGCCCCTCACGGTCCGTGAGCGTGGCCGGCTCCCTGGTCTACTCGTTCACGCCGACCACCGGGGAGGGCGGCACCGCCCGGTCCGACTTCTACTGGCGGCTGTACCGCAGCAAGGTCGGCGGCAGCGTCCCCTACCTGCTCGCCTCGAGCTCGTCGGAGACGGGCGTGCTGCAGGACTCGTTCGACGACCAGGAGCTGGGCCCCCGCGCCGTCGACAGCGCCAACACCCAGTACCTCCAGCTGTACCCCGCCCCCAGCGGGACGTACCAAGTCAGCGTCCTGTACCAGGCCCAGGCTTGGGAGATGGACGATGACGAGGACCGGCCGCTGTTCGACGAGGTCTTCCACACTGTGATTCTGGACGGGGCCGAGGCCCTGATGCTGGAAGCGCACGACGAGCAGGGTCGCGCCGGCTCTGCTCGTCAGCGCTTCGAGATGGGGATCAACAAGATGGTCGCCCGTGACCGCAGCTCACAGGCCACGCTCACGCCCATCGCCAGCTCGCCCCGGGCGCGGATCTCCGCAGGCGTGAGTGCGAACCGCTGGGAGTTCACGGACTGATGGCACGGGCTCAGGGCCGAAAGCTCGAGTTCCGCCCCATCAACCTTGCTGGGATCAACAGCAAGGTTTGGCAGGCCGAGGGCTCCGCGACAGACATCAAGGGTGCGCTGTTCACGCTGCGTGGCGAGATCGCGAAGTCGTACGGGATCCACCGACTGCCGACTCCCAACTCCGGCGGCGACCCCCTGGTTGGCTTGGGGCAGTTCCACTGGAACGGCCGGACCGACATTCTCGTTGAGTACAACGGGGCCATCTACATCGTGGAGGGCAACTCCTACACCGCGCTGGTCTCCGACCGATACAACGCTCAAAGACCTCGCGACGCGACCCGATTCGTGCAGGTCAACGACGTCCTTCTCCTACTCAACGGCCGCGACGGAAACCTGAAGTGGGATGGACACAAGCTCACACCCTTGGGGATCGTCGCGCCGCCCGCCCCCCCGGGGGCCACGATCGTCGGCACCGGCGAGGGGGGCAGCAACAACTGGCGGTCCCTCGCGATCATCGAAGGCAGCGACTACTCGTTCAAGTACAAGCTCACCTGGCTCAACGACAAGGGCCAGGAGTCGGAGCCCTCATCCGCGTCCGACTCCGTGGACGACGACGACGTGACCTCGGGCGACGGCTACAACGTCTTCGTCTTCAGCCTGGCCCAGGTCCCCGGCCAGGACGATCTGATTTCGCGACTCCTGTACCGGTCCACCGACGGGGGGCAGACCTACAAGCTGATCACCGAGATCCCCGGCCTGCAGAGCGACACCTTCCACGACTGGCACAAGCCAGGGGAGGAGTCGACCGATCTGCTCTCCGACGTTGGGACCAACACCCCCCCGCCGCTTTGCAAGTGGGCCTTCCCATACCGGGGCCGGACCTACTACGGCGGATCACCCTCATCCCAGTCCACGCTGTTCTACAGCCGCGAGAACGGCGGCAAGGAGGCGGTGCCGCTGGTGAACCTGCTCGACGTGAGCAGCCACGACGGGGACATTCTCACGGGTGGTGTCGCCGCCGCTGACTACGCCCTGGTCTTCAAGCGGCGCTCCGTTTGGGAGCTCACGCACGACAAGAACGACAACCCCGTCGGCCCGACCCTGATCAGCAACTCGATCGGATGCGTGAGTGATCGCGCCGTCGCGACCTTCGAGTCCCGGACCTACTGGCTGGGAGAGAATGGCCTCTACGCGTACGACGGAAGCCACGTGCGCCCTATCTCGATTGAGCTGGACCGCTGGATCAAGCAACTGCCCCAGGCCTACCTCGAGGACGCCGTTGCCTGGGTCGATGCCGAGGAGCGCCGGGTCATGCTCTCGGTGGTCTCCGAGGGCAGCACCAACAACGAGGTTTGGGCCATCCACGTCGACACGGGCGCGTTCACCCGGCTGACCGACTTCAACGTCTACTCCGCGGTCTCATACAAGCACGAGACCATCGTGGGCTGCCGCCACACCCACAGCGGGTCGGCCCGCGATGTGCTGGGCCAGTGGGCCAGCAGCTACAAGCTCGTCGACGACGACTTCGACGGCCGGTTTGAGACCGAGTGGCTGGAGCTCGGGGACCCCAACAGCGACAAGACCTTCTATCGGCTCGACGTCTGGTACGTGCAGACGGGCGACATCACGATGACGGTCGACTGGGCCGCGGACTGGGATGACCGGACCAACAGCAGCTCCACCACGTTCAACCTGGCCGACCCTGACGCCACCATCTGGGACGAGGGCAACTGGGACTCCAGCACCCGTGAGTGGGACGGCCCCCGGGTGCGCTCCAAGCGGCTGGATCTCAACGCCCTGAACGCCAAGAGCATCCGGTTCGGTTTCGAGACGGCCCGGGGGGACACCCCCTGGAAGCTCGTCGGGTTCCTGCTGCACTTCGCGGAGCACGGCGTCCGCAACGAGGGCCTGGATCTTGAGTAGCCGCCTCCTGAACCGGTTGGCCGACGCCATCCAGAGCGCGAACGTCTACCAGCCCTCGACGCGCTCGATTCGCGTGGATCCAGTCCGAGCCATCAACCGGGCCCTCCGTGAGGTCGGCGGCCGGAAGATCGCGTCTCTGGACGAGCCCGAGCTCCGACGGGCGCTCCGCACTTTCGAGGGGCAGTAATGCACTACGTCCCCCGCAACATCTTTATGGACGACCTGGTCGCTGACGCGGATCAGCTCATGCGTGAGTTCAACCGCGCCGAGCGGGCTCTCCATGAGTTGGACCAGAACAACATCAAGGACGCCGAGGTCCCGGCCGTGTCGGTCACCGATCCGGAGCTTGAGAACGACTCCACGCTGTTCACCCACGACAGCACCACCCTGCTCCAGGTGACCGGCTCGGTGAACACCACCGTGAGTACCACCAACCAGATCTGGACCACCGTCGAGACGACTTCCGGGGTTCCTCTCGAACTCGCGTTCACCACCAGCTCCACGATGTGGCTGCGGATCTTCGGGGACTGCACCTACCAGGGCGCTACGGCGGTGACCTACAACCCGGCGATCCGGATGCTGGTCGACGGCGGAATGGTCGCGTGGTCGACCTCCCCCATGTCGACCGGGGTCGCCCCCAACACCCACCTGCACGTGAGCACGGCGGTGAAGCTCGCCCCCGGTGACCACGCCGTACGCCTGCAGGTCCGTGAGTTTCTGGGCCGGGGCGGGACCATCCAGGGGGCGTCGCTGCCACTCTTGGCCCCGCAACTCATCGCCTTTGGGCTCCCCCGATGAGCCTCAACCGGATCATCCCCGGTGACGCCTTGGACGCCAGCGAGGTCACCGCGAACTTCGCGGATCTGGACACGCTCACGGTGGACGTGCTCGACGAACAGATCGTGACGAGCTCCGTGGACTACCGGCACCTGACCGGGGCCTACAAGTACGTCGACTTCGAGCTCGACGACACCGACTACCCCGGCGTGATCCTGGGCCAGGTGATCGCAGGCCCCGCGACCATCACCTGCCACGCCAACGTCCCCCTGTTCGTCCTCGTGACCGTGGATCTCGACTTCACGGGGGCCGGGGCCGTTTGCGAGCTCCGGCTGCGCTCGGACCCGTCCGGCTCGCCCAACACTGAGCGACGGACCATCGTCTCGCAGCTGAACGCCACGGAACGTGTGCCCGTGCAGTTCGCTGCCACCATCACGCCCACCAGCTCGTCCATCGAGTTGGACGTCTTCGGCCTGGGCGCGCTCGCCACCAACTGGACGTCTCGAATGGCTCGATTCGACGTCTTCAGCCCCTTGAGGTGACCGATGGCCGCCTACTCCCCCCCCGCGCCCGTCGACACCAACCCGTTCGACCCTGAGGTTGTCGACGGCGGCTTTGTCGATCTGGCCACGGCGATCAACGACAACATCGACGACACCAACAACCTGTCGACCAAGTCGAAGCTGACGTACCGGGCGTTCACGCCCGAGGCGCTCACGACGACACGGGCCCAGGGGAGCACCGAGACGGGGACGCTATCGGTTTGGTTCCACGACAGTGGGGCCGGCTCTGCCGCTCTGAAGGATGCGGTCTACGGGGAGCGGACCAACATCTACACGCCGGCTCACGCCTCGGCCTCGGCCTACCTGCTCCACGGCACCCCCGACGTCCATGTCTCCGCGAACGTGACCTATCACCTCGCGATCGACAGCTGGATCGCGGACGAGACCGGCCTCACGATCTCCGAGATCAACTACGAGTGCGACGCCACGCTCTACGCGTTGGACTCGGCCGGCACTCAGACTACGGTGTGCCGCGTCAGCCGACATCATCGCGTCGCCTCCCCCGGCGGCAGCCCGCAGCGCCTGGGGATCGGGATCCCACTTCAGGGCACGATCTCCAACGTTCCAGCAGGTCTGTTCAGCGCGTGGGTGGAGCTCGACTTCTCGAGCAGTGATATCACTCACACCGGCTCAGCAGCGCTGACGTACCCGCAGTCGACTCAGTTTCGCTCGACCATTCGGCAGGTCGTCATCCTGGCGTCCTATCAGTGAACCCAACACACACGATCATCAGTAGGATGGCCTCATGCCGAATCTGATCCGAGATCGAGCCCAGAAGAAGCAGCCGGGTCTGTACGACTCGGATTCGGAACGGTTCGACCGCTACGAACCGGAGTTCCGGCAGCGCCAGTCTGCGTTCCTCGACGCGGCCCGCCGTCCCCTGGAGCGCGCCGAGGGCGGTGCCCCGGCCATGGCCCAGGGCGGGCGGCTCCTCTCGGGAGCGGGGCTGCAGAACCGGACCCTTGGTCAGGCAGGTCTCGCGGGTCAGCTCTCATCCCTCGTGGGTCGGTTTGAGGGCCAGCGCATGACCGAAGAGGACCTGGCTCGGGCCAAGTTCATGCAGGAGCGGCAGGCTGCTCGGTTCGAGTACGAAAACGCGCTGCGCCAGAAGGACGCTGACGTTGCTCGCCTCCTAGGCATGGTGGGTTACAACCAGCTCAACATGGGTCTCGGCCTCGCTCGACAGACTCCCCCCTGGCGCAAGGGCGCGAACGTCGCCGCCGGCACTACGGAGGTCTTCTAGATGCCCGATTCTGTCGGTTACGACCCCAAGAGCTACGACGTGGGCTCCTCCATTGGAGCTCAGCAGTGGAACACCTGGCGTGATGAGGGACTCTCCGATGAGGAGATCGACGCCCGCATCAACCAGCTGGCCGGCGACCGCGGCGTCGTGGCCGACGCCCAGGACTACTACGACTGGTTCATCAAGCCCCGTGAGCAGGCCCAGTTCGGTGCCCAGCGGTCCGGGATCCAGAACACCTTCGCCTCGAGCCGCGCCGCCGCTGGGATCCGCAACCGCCAGCAGCTCGCCAAGCTGGGCCTCGGCGGGAGTCGGTACGAGAACGCTCTGGGTAACGCCCTCACGGGGAGCTCAGCCAAGGCTCTCAGCGACGCCATCGCCCAGCGCAAGGCGGGCTTCCAGCAGGAGATCCAGAACCCTGCCCGTCTCGCTGCCCTCGACCGGATCTACGACACGGCCGGGTTTGAGATCGGCCGCCGGGGAACGGTCAACGAAAACGTCGGAACCGGTGTTGGCGGCGGGCTCAGCACGGCGGGCGGGGTCCTCGCCGCAATTCCCAGCCCCTACGGGATCACGCAGGTGATCGGCGGGGCCCTCGCTGGGGCCGGCGCGCTGACGGGTGCCTTGGCCCCGGCCAAGTCCCGTGAACAGACGGCAGCTCGCCAGCGTCAGATCCAGACAGGACGCGCCAACGTCAAGACCGACAACCTGGAGCTCGGCGGCTACGAGGGTACGACCCAGCAGGCGCTGACCGGTCAGAGCGGCGGCCTGAACTCTCCGCTGGCCCGCCTGCTCCGTGAGCAGGCCGAGGGCCAGGACGCCTACGGCCGCAACCGCAACTCCTCCTTCTATTACGGCTAGCCCAATGCCCGTCTACCTCCCCAGCGGCGCCAACTACACCCCCGCTCTCCAGGCCCAGGCCGAGGGTGGTGGGTTCCGAGGCATGGTCGAAGGCGTCCAGCTGGGCGACCAGCTGGTCAACAGCGCCCTGCTCCGCGAGCAGCGCATCCGCATGATGGAGGCCCAGGCTCGGGAGGAGCAGCGGCTTCTGGACGACCGCTCCGTAGAGGAAATGGTCGGACTGGGCAGCCCCGCTCCTGCTGACGGTGGGGGCGGTGGGTCCGCAGCAACCCGCGCCGCTGGCGGCAGCGCTGTCGGGGGTCCGGGACTGGGGATGGACCCGCGCGCTGCCCACGAGACGTCTCTGGGCGGGATGATGGACACCTGGGACCAGAACCGGTCGGATCGGGAGCGCATCCTCGACTACGCCGACCAGTTCGAGATGGACCCGACCGCGCCAGCACCGGCCGGCCTGCGGGTGAGCCCCGAGCAGCAGGCCGCGATTGCGGCGTGGATGAAGCAGGAAGAGGAGAAGGCGCTCGGGCTGCAGATGCAGAACGAGATCGTCCAGGGCGTGCTGCAGGACCAGTACGTCGACAATGCCGACCCGACGACCGTCATGTCCGACCAGGACGCGATCCGCCACCGCGAGCTGATCGACGCCAACGAGGCCGAGCTTGGTCAGCGCGGACTGCAGAAGTCCCGCGCTGCGATGGGCGGTTTCCTTCAGGGTCAGGCCGACAAGATCGATGCCGGCCCCGGCGAGGGCCCTGAGCCCGAGGCGCGGGGGGCGCTCCCCTCCCAGTTCGCGGTGTGGCTTCGGGGTCAGCCCGGAACCACCGAAGAGAAGCAGCAGCGCTTCCTCGACTACAAGTCGTGGTGGGACCGTGCCGCCGGCCTCCAGGCCGAGGCCCGAGCCGGTGCCCAGGCTGAGGAGCTCGACATTCAGATCGAGGAGGCCGGCGAGACCATCGCGCTCCAGGCCCCCCGCCAGGACGGCCAGGAGTGGTCCCCGGAGCACAAGCGCATCCTCGGCCGCGTCGCCCTCACGCACGGCATGGACAAGGCCCAGCGAGTGGCCGACAACCTCGGCCAGACCCAGCGGACCCGCATCACGGACAAGGGTGCGACCAAGCGCTCCTGGATGCCCCATGGCGAGCGGCGCCGTCGCGAGCAGCTGCGCGAGGATGCACTGGTGGCCGCGGAGCTCGAGGGCAACGCGGACATCGTGCGCGAGCGGCTGGATGAGGTGGACCAGATCACCGAGGACCTTCAGGCCCGCCGCGACGCCTTCGAGAAGGCCGGGGTTCCGTGGACCATGGAGTACGAGCAGCCGTACCTCGATCGCCGCAAGCAGGCCGAGGACGACGTGTCTGAGCTCATCCGACGGTCCGCCCTTGCCGAGGCCGGCGGGGCCCGCACCCGTGCCGCTGGTGTTGCGACCGATGAGGCCACGTACCGCAAGGCGATCGAGCCCCCGAAGCCCCCGCCTCCGAGCCGAACTGGATCCTGGACGCCGGAGCGCCTCAAGCTGGAGTACGACAAGCTGCAGTTCCGACAGGACCAGCTGGACACCCAGGAGGAGGGCAAGGACCGCCGCCTCGGCGCCAAGGAGGGCGGCAAGGACCGCCGCCTCGGCGCCAAGGAGGGCGGCAAGGACCGCCGCCTTGGGGTGACTGAACAGGGCAAGGGGGATCGCCAGGTCACTGGGATCCTGGCCGATGAGGCTCAGCTGCAGTTCAAGGAGGACCGAAAGGACGCCCGCCTGGATACGACGGAGGCCGGCAAGGACCGTCGTCAGGGTAAGGACCTTGAGGCACGCGACCGACGTCAGCAGCTGACCGAGGAGGGCAAGGACAGTCGTCAGACCGCGCAGATCCTCCATGTCGAGGAGGTGTTCAAGGCCACCGAGGAGGGGCGGAACCGCCGCGCCGAGCTCCGGGAGAGAGGCCTCGACGAGCGCCAGACCGCGGACATTCTCTCCGACGAGGCCCAGCTCCGGTACCGCGAGGATCGCCGCGACGCCCGCGATCAAGCCGCTCGCGACTGGGAGGCCGGTCGCACCGCGGCTGCTGGCGAGGCCCTGCGTCCCGTCATCGAGGTCGCCGTCGCCCGGGCCGGCTTTGAGGGCCGGGGCGCAGAGGACATCACCACGGCCGTGACCGAGCACTACAAGATGGGCGGCCGCGACCCGTCGCGCATTGTGGAGCTCTTTGAGGCCCCTGAGGAGGACCTCGAGGACCTCATCATGGCCAAGTACATGGGGGTCGACGTCGCGGAGCTTCGCGGCCGGTCGCAGGGGTCCCGCCAGCCGACTGGCGGCGGTCGCGGGGGCCGGACCCTGATGCCTGCGACGCGGGGGGAACTCAAGGCCGATGGGTGGGTTGACCAGGGTGGCGGCGTCTGGAAGAAGGCCGGCAAGACGCCCCTGATCGAGGGCCGTCACATCACCGTGAGCGACTAGATCCATGTCCCGGTTCGACGAACTGGCAGACGAGATCGAGGAGGTTCCTGAGCCCGCTCCCGAGCCGTCCCGCTTCGACCAGCTTGCTGACGACGACGACTCGTCCGCGGAGTCGTCTCGCTTCGATCAGTTGGTCGACGACGAGCCCAGCCGCTTCGACACCCTTGCCGGTGAGCCCGAGGTCACGCCGGTTGAGCTGACGCCCGAGGAGCCGGAGCCGGAGCCGGAATGGGAGCACTTCAATCCGCTCATCGCCGCCCACACCAGCCACTACCAGGCCCTGGAGCGGATGGAGGCCAAAGACAACCGCACCGACTACGCCAAGTGGAAGGATGCGGTAACCGACGACATGGAGGACGCCCAGGCCCGGGACTGGCTGCGGGTCCACACGCTGACTGAGGGCCCCGGAAAGGGGATGCTCCTGGTCCGTGATCGGATCGCGATCCGGGACGAGTACATCGACAAGTACGGCGAGCTGCCGCCGTCGATGCTGGCCCAGCGCCCCCTGCGCCCCGGGGAGCAGCTCCCCCTGGCCAAGACCTTCGACCGCATCGAATTCGGCGCCACGATGATCGGGTTCGTGAACAAGCGGATGGCGACGGTTGCCCGCCCCATCGCGGCCATCGCCCACGCAACTGCGGACATTCGCTCCCTTGCCGAGGCGACGCCTCAGGAGCGCTACGCGTTCCTCGACGAGTTCACCGACCAGGACCCCCTCAAGGAGGAGTATCGCTACATCATCGAGCAGCTGAACACCGGGGTGCCCCGAGAGGAGATCGAGGGCTTCCTCGCGGTCACAGCCAAGTACTTCCTGCCCAACGAGGCCGACCCCTGGGCCGGCACCGGCCGTCCCGACTTCTACGGCGACGCCCCCGACGACATCGGCACCGTGTTCCGCCGCGGTGTGGTCGAGCCGCTCATGGAGAAGGAGGCCCAGCTCCATGTCGACAGCCACATCAAGGGGGCCAAGCTCCTGAAGTTCCTGGCCCCGGACGGGATGCTCCCACAGGGGGTCATCGACCTGGCTGAGATCAGCCCCTCGGACCGCCAGAAGAAGATTGATGAGACCTGGGGAGGCGGCGAGCTGCTGGATGCCCAGCGCGCCGAGGCCCGCCTGCTGACTTCCCAGATTGGTGAGGAGACGTTCAACCCGGCGACGGCCGAGGCGGCGATGAAGACGCCCGGGGTCATGTTCCGTACGGCCTGGAACGTGGTGGTCGGCAAGGAGGATCAGGGCCTCATCAAGAACCCGATCCCGGCCCTCAAGGAGGGCGGGGCCGAGCTCCGCGACCTGTGGGAGGGGGCGGCGCGCGAGCGGACCATGCTGCGGCCCACTCGGGTCGAGCGGGTCATGGTGGAGGGCTCCACGTCGGGGCGGACGCCGACCAACATCGCCCTGTACGGAGCTGACTACTACGGCGGCGGCGGCGGGGCGACGGTCAAGACGGCAGCTGGGGTGATGACCGAGGACGGAGCGCGACGCTATACGACCCACCGCGGCGGCACGGTCAGCGACGCGCTCGAAGCTGTCGGCCTGATCCGGACTGCTGAGAAGGGCGAGGAGGGGGCTCATTGGACTCTCCGCATGCCCGAGGCCCCCGAGGAGCGCACCCACGTGCTCGAGCTGGCCCGGGAGCTGGAGATCGCCTTGGACTCCGCGACGGCACGGGCTGGCACCCTGGCCGAGGAGTCGGGCAAGCGCGTCCACGACATCAACCTCCGTCGCCTCGTCAAGATCGACGACGAGGGCGATCTTGTGATCGACACGTCCGATCAGGCGATCCGGCTCGCCACCATCCAGGCCCCTGCCAAGAAGCCCTGGCTGAGCAAGGACACCTCGGTCCATGCACCTACCAGCACGCTGGGCAAGGCGGTGGAGTCGGCGGTCATGGCCGAGCTCCCCGGGGGAGGCCGGCTGCTCCCCAACTGGGCCATCGGACGCGTCGAGCGTCTGCGTCGAACGGTCGGCAAGGGGCGTCCGTACGCGGTTTGGCACAAGAACGAGAAGGGCAAGGATGTCCTCAAGCCGCTGGATGCCGTCGACCTGATCGGCCGGCACGAGTGGGAGCACATGAAGTCGCTGCGGGACCGCTCCCGCTTCAGCGAGGAGGCGCTGCGAAGCCGCGTCTCGGCTGCGGTGAGCAACCTGATCCAGGGCACCGACAGCAAGGCCCAGCGCGAGCTCGTGGCCGACCTTCTGGAGTCCATGGGGCGCAAGCGGCTGCCCAAGTCCGATCTGGCCATGGAGCTTCTCGACGAGCTGTCCAAGCGCATGGACAAGGCCGTCGAGTGGAAGCCGACCAAGACCAGGGTTGGCGCACGGGGCACCCTGCACGTGGCCCTCGCAGACTTCGACCAACTGGTGGCCAAGGGAGCGTCCGAGGCCGATTTGATGGAGCAGCGCCGCAAGATCGCTGACGCTGCCGCCGAGCTCGGAGAGGCAGAAGGTGACCCCGCCCTGGCCCGGTTCTTCGACCGGGCCGACGACGTGTCCGACGCGGACTTGACTCACCATCGCGACTCGATCGAGGGCGGGGTCCGTCAGCTGTACGGCGAAGGCGTTGGTGATCTTGGTCGGGTTCCCACGGCCGATGATGCCGTTGCGCGACTTCGCGGCAACTTCGACGGTGACGACGCCCGCTTCGCGGCCAATCTTGAGCGGTCCCCTCGCAAGATGGAGCGGGAGGGGTTCAAGGCTGTCGAGGGGGGATACGCGCCCATCGACGACGCCTACGTCAAGAAGCTGCGCCGCGAACTGAAGGACCGCACCAAGCGTCTGAAGAAGTGGGAGCAGCAGGTCGCCAGTACCGGCCGGATCGAGGGCATCGACATCGGGCTCGCCGGCAGCCACAAGACCGTCCTCAAGGAGGAGCGGCGCACCGTTCAGTTGCGCCTCCCCAACCGGATCGAGGAGGCCAAGAAGTGGGCGCGCGACCACAAGCGCCTTCCGCCTGGGACTCCGAAGAAGTCCACCGCCCAGGCGTACATCGAGCTGTTGGACGCCCGCGCCCGCACCTGGGCTGCGGTGACCGGCGGCCGGGTCGATGAGTACTTCTGGACGCGGTTCAGCAAGATCGCGGAGTTCGAGGCCTACGACCAGTTCGCGGACGAGGTGGGCCGCGAGACGATGGTCCTGTTCCACGAGGACCAGGTGGGACCGTGGCTCTACGGGAAGATGGCCGACATGGTTCGTGCCGAGTTCACGGGTGAGGGTCGACGGATGACCCTCACGGCCTGGCGGAACTGGCTGAGCCGCCGCGGGTTCCAGGTCGAAGGCACCCAGGTCGAAGACCTCCTGAATGCGTGGAGGCGCTCCGGCGTCCATCTTCGCCACAGCCTCGACGTTCTGCGCCGGAACGAGTCGGCCTTTCGTGCGGGAGACGAGGTTCTTCTCGAGGCCGACGACGAGTGGCTCCGCGAGAACGTCACGCGCCTGGGTTTCGCCGAGCAGGTCAGGTACTTGGAGGAGTCCCTGGCTGCTCATAGACGCCCCAGCGATGTGATGCTCCTCGCTCATTTGGACGGGTTCGCCCGTCAGTTGGTGGAGGTCCCGCTCACCGGCTTTCGTCGCGTCCTTCCCGAAGCGATCCAGAACGCGCCGTTTGAATCGGGATCGCCGGCCCAGTGGCGGCAGTACCTCAAGAAGCAGCGTGGCGCCGGCCTCAAGCAGGAGGAGCTCGACACCTCGCTGATCGACAGCTACATCGGGAAGCTCTCGCCCGAGGACGCGGCGATGATGGGTCCCGTCAAGTGGACCAAGGACGATCTGCTGGAGCTGATCGAGCCGCCCGACACGGGCGAGATGATGCGTCGGTCGGACATGGCCCAGACGAATTGGGGCCGGGAGGACTACTTCGACGAGGTTCTCGAGCTCCCCGGCGGGACCAACTACCGAGAGCTGACCCTGTCCTACAAGGACAACTGGGGACAGCGCTTCGACGCGACGCACTACTGGCCGAACCACCCCAACGTCGTGGTCAACATGCGCTTCAACGACCGCGTGATCGACGGCAAGCGGACCCTGTTCATCGAGGAGCTGCAGAGCGACTGGCACCAGGCTGGTCAGCGGCAGGGGTACCTCAAGCCTGGGGAGACCCAGGAGGGGCTGGAGGAGTGGCTGGCTGGACTGAAGGCCGGGAAGGCCGGGAAGGCCCCTTCTGACCTGGCGCTCATGGAGCAGATCGCGGAGCAGGCGCTGGACGGCACCCCGCTGGCTGGCCGACCCGTGCCCGATGCGCCGTGGAAGGGGACGTGGCACCAGCTCGCGCTGAAGCGGATGGTTCGGCTCGCTGCGGAGGAGGGGTACGACCAGATCGCCTGGACCACGGGGAAGCAGCAGATCGATCGCTACCCCTGGGTGCAAGAAGGCGCGGGAGCTGCGGGCCTGCGTCAGCACTACGACAAGGTCCTGCCCGGTGCCGCCAAGAAGCTCTACAAGAAGTACGGGGCGACCCCGGCCCGAATCCAGGCGACAGCAGTTGAGGCGGCGACGGAGGTGCCCCAGCAGCTCCGGGCCCTGAAGCAGACCCTCTCGGCGCAGCCGGTCTGGAGCCAGGGCCAGCGATCTGATCTCCATCAGGTACTGCAGCTCATGGGGGACGAATATCGCCTCGCGAAAATGGCCCAAGAGACGGGGCTCGAGGGCGAGATCACCCTTGCCCTCCTCCTTGACGCCGCCCGACGGCGAGCCCCACGCGCCAGCGAAATGGTGATTGGCGAGATTCGGTCACGGGTCACCCGCCCCGACCGGCTCGCGGAGCTTGGCATCGAGGTGCCGATTGATGGGCATGCCATGCCCATCACGCCGGAGCTCCGCGCCGCCGTCATGGAGGGGCAGGCGCTGTTCCAGAAGGGTCCCAAGGGCGAGGCCCGTGGCGCTGTGGCCTTCGTGGCCGACCAGGACGGCAAGGCGGTCATCGCGGCGTTCAAGGGCTCCAAGGACGTCTCCACCCTGGCCCACGAGCTGGGCCACGTCTTCCGCCGCGATCTCGGCGTCGGGGATCAGCGCCTTGCGGACAAGTGGGTCACGGACAAACTGGGCAAGAAGGCGATCGAGGACGGCAAGTGGAGCCGCGAGGCCGAGGAGATGTTTGCCGATGGCTTCGTGCGCTGGCTCCGCGAGGGCAAGGTCCCCATCGAGGGGTTGAAGGATCTGTTCATCAACTTCGGGCACTGGCTCAAGAGCTTGTACTCAGCGGCCATGGTCCGCGGCCTCGCCGAGCCCAACAAGGACCTCGAGGAGGTCTTTGGCCGACTCTTCGACCCCGACCAGGCGTACGACCAGCTGCGGCCTCTGGCCGAGGGTGGGGCCCCTTTGAGCAAGGCGCAGGGCACCCGTGGGCTGCACCGGATGCAGCGCGCCAGCGGCGGCGGCATCAAGATGGAGAAGGTCCCGGGCAAGGCCGCCCCCAAGGGGGTTCCGCGCTTTCCCAACGGTGAGATCCCCGCTGCTGCCGCTGGACGACCTCTTGACGCTTGGGCCAGCGATATCGCTGCCAAGGGGGTCCAGGGGAAGACCAACGCCGAGCTTCTCAAGTCCGACACCTACAACCCGCAGGCCGTGGGCGAGGCGCTGCAGGAGAGCTACCTCGAGCTGCTCGATCGTCAGGCCAGCAAGGCCCAGGAGGTCCGCAACGTCATCCGCGAGCTGACCTCCGACATGGACGCCAACTTCCCTGGCGTTGGAGACCGCTACGAACTGGAGGCGCTGCGGAAGGTCGGCCAGGAGATCGACGACGTGCTGGCGCGGGTGGATGCGTTCAAGGCCGAGGACGAGCTTCTGGACGCCTACGCCGCCGCCTCGGTGTCCGACGTCCGTACGGCTGCGCGCGCTGTCGGCACGGACGCCAAGGTGCCCGACGAGCTGCGCCCCATCGTGGACCAGGCCCGCCAGTTCTTTGACGGCATGTACGACGAGCTCAAGAAGTCCGGGGCCTTGCCCGACTGGTGGACCAAGGAGGTCTTCTTCGAGCGGATGCGGGTCGGCGGGTACGTCCACCACATGCTCTCGGAGCAGGCGCAGCTCAAGATGGGGCAGCTGAAGACGAAGTACCGGGGGGCCGAGCTCGACACGCGGATCCGGGCCACGATGCACCGCGGCCACACGGGAACCCTGGCCGAGAACAACGAGCGGGTTCGGCGCGAGATCGGCGCGATGATCCTTGAGTCGGCCCAGGGCATCAGCAAGCCCACCGACGCCCAGCTGGCCGATGTCATCAAGGCCAACGGCCTCGATCAGATCCAGTGGTTTGAGCGGGACCTCGCGACGATCATGCTGGAGTACGGCAACCAGGTGGCCGGCACGGTCACCAACCGCGCGTTCCTCAAGCGGATGGAGGCCGCGTTCCCCCAGGGCGACTACTTCAGTCGGCTGGCGGGCGACTCCATCCGGGATCCGGCCAAGCTGAAGCCGGGGGAGCGGATGGTTCCCCGGGACCACCGCAAGTACACCCTGGTGGATGTGGACACGATGGCCGCGGAGCAGGGCTTCCGACGCCTGAGCGGGGTGGAGCGCCTCAAGAGCGTCATGGGTCACGAGCGGGTGTGGGACGGCTGGAACAAGTACCGCGACGAGATCCAGAAGCTCCTCGTCGGGATGCCCCCGGGCCCTGGTCGCAAGTCGGCGCTGATGGACTTCCTGCGGCGCAATGGAGTCCCGATCGACAACCGCATCGCGGACGAGGCTGAGCTCATCGTCCAACGGGACGTCTATCTGCCGACCGCCATCGTTTCGCTGTTGGAGGAGGAGGGGAAGGGCTACTTCCGCGGCCTCCACGGGCAGATCGACGGCTTCGACGATATGACCACCTTCTTCAAGACGATGGTCACCGTGCTCCACTGGGCCTTTGTGGGGCGCAACGCCTCGTCGAATGTGCTGCAGAGCCTGCTCGTGGGCGGTCGCGAGAGCATCAACAGCATTCCCAAGGCGATGGGTCTGATGATGGCCCCGGACCATCAGGTGATCCGCTTCGGCCGGCAGGAGCTGACCGCCAAGGAGTGGCGCCAGCTGATGCGTGATCGGGGAGTTCTCACCGACAACATCGTGATGGCTGACATCGACACGCTGGACACGGCCTCGCGGGTGAACGTCCCGCGCGCGGCGAAGGCCGCTGCGCTTGGGGCGGGAGCCGGAACGATCCTCGGCCAGAAGTCGGGAGACGAGGACGATCCGCTGTCCGGCAGCCGCAACGCCTTGGTTGGGTTCCTGATGGGCTCGCTCGGCGGAACGGCGCTGTCGGCGGGATTCGACGTGTACTCGCGGTCGGCTACGAAGGTTCTCGCCAAGGAGGCGGGGATCACCGAGGCCATGGCGGCGCTCAAGGCGGGCGACCGCCGCGCCGCTGGCGAATACCTCCGGGGCAACATCGGCAAGCTCAAGGACAAGAAGACCTGGGGAGCCGCGTTCGACCAGTGGCTGGACGACGTTGGACTGGACAAGCCGGGGGGCATGTCCGTCCGGCAGGCTCGCAAGGAGGGGCTCCTCACCTTGAAGGGTCCCGCCAAGCGGGCCAGTCGGCTCGGAGCTGCGTCGGGCTCTACGGTGGGGACCGCCGTCGCCGTCAAGACGTTCAGCCCGGTGTCGGGCGCTGCTGCGGGAGCAGTGGCCGCGGGCGCGACGGGTGGGACGCAGATGATGCTCGAGGGCGCCGTCATCGCCGCCGGCCACCTCAACCGCCAGGTCGAGAACCAAGCCCGCATCGCCAACTTCATCACCGGGATGGAGTCTGGGATCGGGGTCGACGCCTCAGTGGCTCAGGTCAACCGCGCCCTCTTCGATTACGGCGACCTCACGCCCTTCGAGCGCTACGTCGCAAAACGCGTATTTCCGTTTTGGGTTTGGAGCTCCCGCAACGTCCAGCTGCAGGCCTATCTGCTCAAGAACAAGCCGGGTCGATACGCCCTGATGAGCCGGATGCTCAACGCCTCGATGAAGGACGCCTTGGAGCCTGAGGACATCGCGCTGGTGCCCCACCATCTGCGGTGGCGGTTCGTCATGTCCGTGGGGCCCGCGAAGCTGGCTGCGGGCCTGGGCCTTCCGATCGAAGACTTCGTCGATCTCTTCCGCACGACCGGAATGGACACCGGCAACGTGCTCACGCGCCACCCCGGCCTGGCCAGCCGCCTCAGTCCCTCCGTCATGGTGGCTCTGCAGTACCTCTCGGAGCACCACCTGTACTACGACAAGGAGATCGGGGAGATCCGCAACGCCCGGGATCTGAAGCACCTGCCCGACCTGTTCAAGGAGTACGTGGGCTACTACGAGTTCACCGACCAGTTCGGAAACAAGCGGGTCGAAGTGGGCGACTTCAACGGCGACGGCGAGAAGGACAGCGAGGACGCGGCGAAGCTCGGGGCGCACCGCATGTTCCTGCTCAAGAGCTTCCCGGGCTGGCGGCTCGTTTCAGAGCTGAACAAGGCGCTTCTGACCGAGGCCCGGTCCGGTGTTCAGTCGGCCAGTTCGGATGTGGACGTTCAGACCCCCACGCAGCGGCGGCTGGGAGTGTCCTCTGGAATCAAGGTCTACGACCTCGAGACAGCCGTGGACCCGGACACGGGGGAGCCTGATCTGGCGCTCGCCAAGGCCCGGGTCTTCCTGCGGTGGGAGCAGGAGCAGCGCAAGTGGTTGAGCAAGGAGGTGGACGGGTTTGAGATCACGGTGCTGCCCAAGGAGCTGCAGGACCCCACCCAGCCGCCCCGCCCCAATCCCCGCCGCCGGATGCGGGACGCCCGCGAGGCGGAAGGTTTCCGCTAGCTGATTCGCATAGGCGTCGCAGTACCCTTTTTCGCGGCGTCTTTCTATTGCTGGAGCACCCCCGTAGACCCACCGACCGCCCGTAATCCGCTGGGCGCAAGGACAAGGGGCTGGGGAGCGGAGGCCCCCATGGCCTACACCAGCAAGCCCGTTTATCGCAGCTCGGACGATCTGAGCCTCACCGGCTCCTTCACCGCTGCGACCGAGCTCCTCCCAGCGCAGCCCCTGCTCCTGGGAACCGACGCGATCACCAACAACAAGATGGCGTACTACGGGCTCCGGGTCCGCAAGACGGCGGGTGGCGCCAGCACCGACACGTTCCGGGTGTACCGGGGCGGCACGGCGGCAGCCCCGACGAACCTCTGCCACGAGTTCGACGTCACGTGGACGGGCAACGACGAGGAGGCGTACGACCAGATCGGGATCCCTGCGCCGCTGGACGGGGCCCTGCTCGTCACGGGCGAATCCACCGTCGGGGCCCCGACGACCCACACCTTCACCGTCAACGCCGACCTTCAGGGCATTGCCTGATGGCGACGGCCACTCGGCAGTTTCCACTCCCCGCTGGCGGGGCCGGCGGCGCCTCCGGCACGTCCCAGACGTCCCTGGACCTCACGCCGTCGGTGAACGTCACCTACACCGAGTCCGGCGGGGTGCTCTCGGGAACGGGCGGGATCTTCGACGGCTGGTCGGTGGCCGGCTGGAGCGACTTCACCTCGCTCATCGAATACGACACGGGCCACGTCGAATGGATCATCTCCCTGGCTGGGGATCAGCGGGTGGGCGTGGCTCATGCGACGCTGAACACGTGCCCGCAGATCTACCTCCCGGACCTCGCCGTGGGCGACCTCACCTTGGACGTCAAGTTCTCAGCCACCGCCGTCGGTGCGAATGACGTGAACTTCAATGTTGGCGCATGGAGTCCCGCGACGACGGGAACGCAGACCCACGGGATCCTCAACAACTTCCAGTGGAGCACCACGAACGGTCGGTGGAACGCCTACGCGACCGCGCGCAACGGGCGGCTCACGACACAGCAGGGCAGCGACAAGGCGTGGGCGACGCAGCGGTGGGGGCGCATTTCCCGCACCGACCACGACGTCACGTTTGCGGAGAAGCTCGACGACGGCGACGCCTGGACGGAGATCGAGGAGAACGAGTGGGACCATGCCGGGGGCTCTGTTCGGCTCGGCTTCCTGTTCGGTGGAAACGGCACCACGGGAACGCTCCGCATCTACAAGGTCGCGGGCGCTTACTACTCCTCGGACGACCTCGCATGACGCCCGAAGACCTCGACGCCATGCTCGCGGTGCTCTCCCTGACGGCCGAGGAGGTTCTCAAGATCTCGGGCTTGGAGGAGCAGGGCGGGGCCTACCGCAAGTACACGCTCTACAGCCCCGAGGGCGAGCCCCTGGGCACCTGTGAGTACCGTAACGGTGAGTGGGCCGCGCTCTGATGGACGCCACCCCCTCGCTCAGCCAGCCCATGCAGGCCCCGCAGCCCGACGTCGCCGTCGCGGTGCTGGAGACCCGCGTCTCCACCATGGAGATCGGCGTCAAGGAGCTGCGCGAGGAGCTGCGGACCGACTTCAAGGAGCTGAGCAAGGAGGTCAAGCACCTGGGGGCCCGCATGGCCCGCGCCGCCGGCGTCGGCCTGGTCGTCGCCGTGTTCATCATCCCGGTGCTGCAGAAGGCGGGGATCCTCTGATGCCGTTCGAGCAGCTGGACTACCTCGAGCTCGTCCGCGAGGCCAACGAGCACCGGGAGAACCCGGACTGGCCCTCGGCCGACTACGACGGCGACGGTGAGAAGGACCTCGCCTACTTGGGAGCCGTCCAGCGGGAGGCTCAGTTCGGTCCGCTGGAGTGGATCCCGGTGGCGGGGTCCGACTCGGCCATCGAGATCACCAACAACTTCCGCGCCGCCCAGCTCGTCCGCGTCCAGGTCCCCCAGCTGGAGGGCCTGGACACCTACGGCAGCGAGTTCGGCGGCAAGGTCACCATCCATCGGCTCGTGGCCGACCAGCTCCTCGGCTTCTTCCAGGCCGTCGAGGACGCGGGGCTCAAGGGGCTGCTCAAGAGCTGGGGCGGGAGCTTCGTCCCCCGCCGCATCCGCGGCCGTGACTCTCTGAGCAATCACGCTTACGGCGTCGCGTTCGATCTCAACATGCAGTGGAACGGGCTGGGTCGCACCCCGGCCCTGGCCAAGGACCCCGGAACGGTTCGGCCCCTGGTGCCCATCGCCTCGCGGTTCGGCCTGTACTGGGGCGGCCACTACAACAGCCGCCGCGATGGCATGCATTTTGAGTTTGTTGAGGTAATCCAATGACTTACGGTGCAATCGTACACGAGCGTTTTGCTGAGCGGATCGACCATGCCGACGGGTGCTGGCTCTCGAGAGCGACGACGACAGCGCCATCGCCGGCCCGGGGGCGGGAGCCCCGCTGATGTACCCCGCCCCCTGGACCCCCTGCCCCTGCTGCGAGAACTACCTCTGCACCCTGCACGGCGACGGCACCCTGCACGCCCACGACTGCCGAGAGTGCCCCTCGATCGAGTGGTGGGGGCAGCTGGACCCCTACTCGCCAATGACCGCAGCAGAGCGCGCCGAGGCGCTGCTGCTGCGCCCCGACGACGACGACGACGACAGCGGCGATGACGACGACAGCGGCGATGACGATGACTCGGGGATGACGACGACAGCGCCAAGCAGAAACGGCCAGGACC